AACAACTCACATAGCCATGCTCATACTTACATGTAAGTAAGTCGGTTGCATCAAAAGACAGAATGGGGGGAGCAGGGGGGATGGGGGGAGGCCCTATTATGCATCTAAACCCGAGAAAATTTCCAATATAAATTATCAAGACATTCAATTACTTACAAAATAAATTGTTAACTTTGGGAACTTTTGCCTTTTTCTGGTGTCTAAGGACATATGATTATTAATATCTTAATCAGATATTATAAATATATAATTATAAAATATATAAATTATATAAAATTTTAATGGGGGTCTATCCTCAGTTCGTCCTGAACTTCGGATGTATCTTATATATCCCCTACATACCGATAAAAACCATCTGAGGCCCATTTTATGAGTCTTGCTGCCTTTCTTCCTTCTGTCTTTGCTATTATCGAAAAGATAATTCCTGACAAACAAGCCGCTGCTGCGGCTAAATTAAAGGTTCTTGAATTAGAACAGCAAGGAGAGCTGGCAAAGCTTGAGGCAGTTAAAGCTCTGAATATAGCTCAAACTGAGATTAACAAAGCTGAGGCCACAAATCCTAACTTATTCGTATCTGGTTGGAGACCTGCTATTGGTTGGGTATCTGTTTCTGGGGTTGGGTATAGCTTTGTGCTTAGACCTCTGCTATCTTGGATTGCTCCTTTAGTTGGTCTAGATATTCCTCCTCCACTTGATACTGCTGAATTGTTTACTTTGCTTATGGGTATGCTTGGTCTTGGTGGACTAAGAACCTATGAGAGACTTAATGGTGTAATCCCGAAGGGGAAATAATGGCTAAAGATATTTATAAAAGAGCGGAAACTCTTGAGAAGCAAGAGCAGCAGGCTATCAATACGCCTAAGCATGGCAATTCTTCTGAATTGTCTAATCTTCCAAATAAGAGACCTCCTCCTGAAGGAGTGGGGCCAATGAGTATTGATGATCTTCTAAAGCCTGTACCAAGAGCAGAAGACAATTAATGATTGATGCATGGGATGATTGAGTTCTGGGTGTTTGCTGGTAGCATGTCGGTCTTCCAAACCGTACGGCGTGGGTTCGATTCCCACAGGACTCTCCAATGCCTTTAGTTGAAGGAAGCACTAATTCTGTCATATCCAAGAATATGAGAGAATTGGTGAAATCTGGTTATTCTAAAAAGCAGGCTGCTGCTATTGCTTATTCACAAGCAGGCAGAGGCCGAAGAAAGAGGAAGAAGAATGCCTAAGAGACTTAAGAAAAAGAAAAGGCGTAAGTATTACTAATGTCTACTAACTATACTCAAACTCCTGTTTCTGGCATTAATCTAGAGCTTGGGGTTAATGATAACTTAGAGCGCCTACAAGAAGCTCTGGAGAACAGCCTCTCCAGAAATTCTGGGGATGATAATGGTTCCAATGTCATGAATACGGACATTGATATGAACTCTAAGAGGATCATTAATCTTGGTGCTCCTCAGAACGATAATGATGCTCTTAGGCTGGTAGACGTAGATGTTGTACAGTTAGCAGCGGATGTGGATGCTGCTGCTGCTTCTGCTGCGGCTGCACTAGTGTCTGAGATGAATGCAGAAACGGCGGAGACTAATGCTGAGGCTGCGGCTGCTGAGGCCGCGGAAGATGCTTTAGCAGCTCAAGCCGCTGCGGATTCCATTATTTGGAATAGTATAGTATATCTTACCTTTGCTGATACTCCTTATACCATTACTGATCTACAGGATGGTACCTTGTTTAATGTGGATACGACTGGTGGAGATGTTGATATTAATCTTCCCTCTATTGCCACACTAACTCCTCCCTTTATTGTTTCAATCACTAAAACTGATGCTAGTGCTAACGATGTTATCATTACTCCAGATGGTACTGATACCATTGGTGGGGCTGCTAGCAACACTATCACTGCTCAGACTGCTGGTGTAACTTTAACCGCTAATCCTAGCGCGGCTCCTGATGATTGGACCGTGAATAACTATGGCGGTGGCACAGCATTTCCTGATGCCAGCATCACTCATGCCAAGATTGAAGATAGCGCAGGTCTGTCTGTTCTTGGTAGAGCAGCCAATACTTCTGGAGTAAAAGCAGATATTGTTGCAGCAACAGACGGAGAAGTTCTTCGTAGAGGCGGCACTAGTATTGGGTTTGGGCAGGTTGTTGCTGCTGGACTTGCTGCTGATTCAGTAGAATCAGCTAAGATTCTTGATGAGGCAGTAACAGAAGATAAACTTGCAATTAACGCTGTTAGTACAACTAAAGTTGTTGATAAAGCAATTACGTATGCTAAGATTCAGAACGTATCAGCTACATCTAGAATTCTTGGTAGAAAGACTGCGGCTGCTGGTGTTATTGAAGAATGTACCTTATCTGAAATTCTAGACTTTATTGGCTCTGCTGCTCAAGGAGACATACTGTATAGGGGTGCCGCTGGGTGGGCAAGGCTGGGGGCCGGTAATGTTGGACAGGTTCTAAAGACCCAAGGTGCCGGAGCCAACCCAATATGGGACACTGCAACTGGTGGAAAAACCCAAGGAACCCCGCAAAGCTTATCTGGATCAACAATTGATTTTAACAGCCTTCCAGCCGGAATTAAAGAAATCAATGTTATGTTTGATGCGGCCTCTTTGGACGATAACGGAGAGTCCTTTTTACTTAAGTTGGGAGATTCTGGTGGTATTGAATCTTCTGGATATAATTCTGTTGTTGGTGAACGAGCAGGAGAGACTGGATCAACTACTGGATTTATCTTAACTAGGGCTCCCAGTTCGTCAGAATTACTTTATGGGTGTGTTACTTTACGGCTTCTGAATGGCTCTACTAATTTGTGGGTTATCTCTGGGGGCCTGTCCGATCCCACAGGCCCAAATGTGTATTACACATTTGGATCAAAGGCCCTATCATCCACTTTAGATAGAGTTAGAATTACTTGTACTAATGCTGGCACCACAGTATATGATGGTGGCACAGCTAATATTAGTTATAGCGTTTAATGGACCAGTTAATCACATATTGGCCTATGATGGCAGTGATGGGGGGCTGGATTGTTTCGGTGGAGGTTAGAGGGGCCCTAGTACGCAACGACTATAAGCATATCAAAGAATCCTTAGACAGAATTATACAGAAGTTATATCCTGATGAGTAAGAAAGAAGATACTCCTATTCCAGCATTCGACTATATTAGGTGGGAACCTCCGGTAGATGTAAGGGCTCCTGATAATCGCAGAAAGACACAGGCGCTCTTCTTTGAGACTATACAAAAAACACAGCATGAGAAATACCCTGCTGTGTACACTCTTAAAGAAACGGAAGAATGGGATTGGAGACACGAGAAGTGGCTTCCTTCAGCCAAACAAATTTATATTGCTTCTGATAGTGAGTATGAGGCTGCTAAGAAGCTGGTTGGTTCTATTGAGCATTGGAACATGCTCCTAGAGAACGACTGGTTTGTTGAGGGGTTTAATCCGCAAGATTATAAGCCGTATGCTTGGACAAGCCTAAAGCAATGGAGACAAGAGCAGGAAATGCGTAAGATTGCCATAGCCCAGACTGTTCTTATGAGCCAAGCAATGCAGGGCGACACTAATGCTGCTAAGTTCCTTATTCTCGGACCCAAGAAAGTTGGAAGACCAGATAAGGTTACTCCTGAAATGAAAGAACGGTACGAAAAAGAAAAAGAAGTTAACGTAAAGAAAGATCATGAGCGTATTCTTTCTTTAGTTAAACACTAATGGCAAGAATAAGTGCAGAGCAAAAAAGAGAGATTATCAAAGCTGCTGAGGCAGACTTGTATACTTTTGCTTGCCTAACTAATCCTAATCGGGTTTATGGTGATGTACACAAAGAACTCTTCAGATGGTGGACTAGGCCGGACTCAAAAGATAATCAGTTAGTACTACTTCCCAGAGACCACCAGAAGAGTCACTGTGCCGCTGTCCGGGCTGCTTGGGAAATTACCAAGAATCCTTGGACAACTATATTATATATATCTGCTACCAGCGACCTTGCTGAAAAGCAGCTATATGCGATTAAGAACATTATCACTTCAGAAGTATATCGTAGATACTGGCCTGAGATGGTCAGTATGGACGAGAATACTAGAGAGTTATGGAATGTTGCTGAAATCTCTGTTGACCACCCAAAAAGACGGGCAGAGGGAGTACGAGACCCTACCATTAAAGCGGCTGGTCTTACCGCTAATGTTACTGGGCTTCATTGTAATATTATCATACTTGATGATATAGTCGTTCCTAAGAATGCTTACACGGAGGAGGGAAGACTTCAGGTTGAGGTTATGTACTCCCAACTAGCATCTGTGGAAACCACTGGCTCTAAGCAATGGGCTGTTGGGACACGCTATCATCCTGCTGACATCTACAGTAAGATGATAGATATGAAGGAAGAAATTATTGGAGAGAATGGGGAAGTAGTAGATGAGGTCCCGGTTTACGAGGTGTTTGAAAAGGTAGTAGAACAGGATGGGGCCTTCTTGTGGCCTCGGCAAGTTCGTACAGACGGTAGAGCTTTTGGGTTTGATGAGAAAGAACTGGCAAGAAAGAGAGCCAAGTATCTTGATCGTACACAATACTATGCCCAGTACTATAATGATCCTAATGATCCAGAGTCTAACAGAGTTGATTCGTCTAAGTTTAGATACTATGAATTAACTCATTTGACATGTGAAAAGGGAGTATGGTACTATCAAGATAAGAGGCTTAATATCTTTGCTGCTGCTGACTTGGCATATACAGAAACGGCTACTGCCGACTACACTGCTATCGTTGTTATTGGTGTGGATTCTGATGGATATATTTATGTTCTAGATATGTCCCGCTTTAAGACCTTTAGATACGAGGACTACTATGTAGAGATTGACAAGTTACATAGGAAGTGGGGGTTCAGAAACATCAGAATTGAGACCAATGCTGGTGGTAATCTAGTTTGTGAGTATGTTAAGGATATGGTTCGGAAGCAAGGAGGCCATCTGGTTGTTGATGGCAAGGCTTCCACTAAGAACGAAGGCAGAAAGTTAGAAAGAATAGCAGCCATACTTGAGCCTAGATATGAAAATGGTACAGTACTACATGCTAAATGTGGTCTTACTAATGTACTAGAAAATGAAATAATTCTACAGCGTCCTAAGCATGATGACTTAAAGGACGCTCTGGCCGCAGCGGTTGAGATTAGTAGACCTCCTGTAAGGAAAGAACGAATGAATAATAATGTGGTTCCTATTAACTTCCATCCAAGATTCGGCGGGCTGATTCGTTAACCATGAAGAAAGCTATTGTACTTGAGGGCGACTTCACATCAGACCAACTGGCTGCTGAGATTTCTGATCTTTGGAGTTCTTGGGATTCTGGAAGAGTAGAAGCTAAAAGACGGTGGAAGGAAGTGATCGAGTATGTCTTTGCTACTTCTACTAGAGAGACAACTAACAAGCAGAATGAATGGAGCCATAGTACTCATATTCCTAAGATCACTCAGATTTATGATAATCTGATTGCTAACTATATGTATGCCTTGTTTCCTAATGAGGACTGGCTGAAGTTTGTTGGGTATGATAATGATGCTGTTGCCGCTGCCAAACGCCTTAAGATTGAAGGCTACATGCGTACTAAGCACGCCCAAAACGACTTTGAACTAGAGATTCAGAAATGTCTTGGTGATTGGCTCCTGCATGGGAACTGCTTTGCTAGGGTAGATTATGTAGTTCAGAAGCATGTTGATTTGAACAACGTGCCTACGGTTGTGTATGCTGGTAGTAAGGTCTCCCGCATTAGCCCATACGATATAGTATTTAATCCTTTGGCTCCTAGCTTCTATGATAGTCCCAAGATTACCAGATCACTTCGTTCTTTCGGGGAACTGGCTAGAGACCTAGAAGAACAGCCCGAGCTTAAGTACGATCTCGTTGTCTTTAATAAGATGCGGGAGTGGAGAAGCCAGCTTCGCAAATATAGCGTTGAGGAGATTAACAAAACTGTCCAACTAAGATTTGATGGTTTTTCTAATCCACATGACTATGTAAATAGCAGCTATGTAGAACTCCTAGAGTTTCATGGTGATATTTACGATATTGCTGAAGACAAGCTCTACAAGAATCACCTAATTACTGTTGCTGATCGTCAGTGGGTTCTAAGAAAGGTTCCATATTACACTGCTGATGGGCAACCGCCAATTTTCCATTGTGGATGGAGGCCGCGTCCCGACAACTCTTGGAGCATGGGGCCGTTGGACAATCTAGTTGGTATGCAGTATTTAATCAACCATCTGGAGAATGCAAGAGCGGATGCTATGGATCAGATGATCTTCCCGACAAGGGTACTGGTTGGAGATGTAGAAGAGGAGGGAATACAAGATGGTCGTTCTGGAGGTCGCTTTATCATCGCTTCTGGCGAGGGTAGTGTTGATAACCTTGTCCCTGATACTACTATTCTCAATGCTGACTTCCAAATACAGAGGAAGGAAGATGAGATGGAACTCTATGCTGGAGCGCCTAGAGAGGCTGCCGGAGTAAGAACTCCGGGGGAAAAGACTGCTTTTGAGGTAGACTCTTTGGCTACTGCTGCAAGCAGGATGTTTAATAATAAGGCTAACTACTTTAATAAGATGTTTGTTGAGAAGGTTGTTAACAGTGAGTTAGAAACAGGCATTAGAAATCTTGATGGGACCGATACTGTAGCAATGGACAACACCTATGGTGCCATAGATTTTGCCACTATCACTAAAGAAGATATTTATGCTAATGGTAAGCTAATACCGATGGGCGCTAGGCACTTTGCTAGGGAAAGCCAGTTGGTGCAAAATTTACAAGTGTTCTCAACAGTACTTCAGCAAGACCCAATTATGGCTCAACACTTTCCTACGTTGAAGCTTGCTAAAGTATGGGAAGACCTCCTAGGCTTCCAGAAATTTGATCTACTTACTCCTTTTGGCAGAGTTCAAGAGGAAGTCCAATTACAACGACTTGGGCAGGCCGCAACTGAGGACTTAGCTGTGGAACAACAGGTTGATGAAGAAGGAAACATTGGTGGCGGAACAGCCTAAGTCTAAAAATTATACAGTCCTAACAGCAGGACTAGAGAGTGAAAAGAAGAAGCTGTTCATACAGCAATATAGGTCTTCTTTTGAGGTTAGAGAAAGAGTTGCCAATCTTCTAGCTGACAAGTTGGAGAAAGCAATTAAAGATGATGAAAAGAAAGATTTGTATGAGGTTCCCAATTGGGAACTTTATCAAGCGGATTCGAGAGGCTACCGCCGGGGTATCCGAGAAGCCCTCTCATTACTAATGTATGATTACAACGAGGTTGACCATGACCGATAATGTATCGTTTGCTGACAATGCAGACAATAAAAGTCCTGATGATTCAGGCGGAGCATTCGACGACAAAGGCACCAAAGACACTGGTGTTCATTTTGAAGTGAATGGTAGAAAGTACACTGCCGAGGCTGCTATTAAAAAGATCACCTCTGCGGATCAGCATATTGCCACTCTTGAGGCCGAACGTCAGGCTGAAAGGGAACAACTTGCCGCTCTTAAAGCAGAAGTGAACAAATATAAAGGTACAGCAGAAGTACTCGCAAGGAAGCTTGAGCTTGATGGGGATAACAAACAGACAATTGTTGATCCAGATCAAATTGCTCAGACGGTTGCAAGTATGGTTAGGGGGTCTTTAGATGAAGAGGCTCGTATAGCTCGACAGAATGAGAACCTTGCTGCTGTAAAGCAGTCCTTAACTAAGAAGTATGGCACCTCAGTTGATGAGGTGGTTGCTAAGGTCGTAGAACCGTTAGGCATGACTAAGGCAGAAGCTATGGAATTTGCTAAAACCAAACCCAAGGCTTTTCTTGCTTACTTTGATAAGGTAGCTGCACCAGTCCCACAACCTACTAAGAGCGACATTAATACACAGGCCCTAAAGGGCAGTGATAATGCGCCCACAAAGCGCAATATTTTTGAAGCTCGCACCGATAGAGACAGAATGGAAATCTATCAAGAGGCACTAAACCGGAAATTGCAGGGGGCCGGGTAAACCTCTACTTTAAGGAGGACATTTTAAATGTCTAGTAATACCACTGCGAATACTACTCCACTGATTAAAGCTCAGGTTTATTCTGAGTTCATGTTGGAGCAGTTGAAGGATGGGTATCTCCCTGAGTCGTTGCATCGAAATGTTTCGGACTTCGGCGATGGTGATACCTTGTTTATTCCGACGCTCGGCGAGACCGTGCTTAGGGATTATGTAGAAGATACAGCGGTCAAGTATGACGCTATTGATACGGGTCAGGTTTCTCTGACTATTACTGAGTATGTGCAGGGCGGAACGTATGTGACGAACAAGCTGAAGCAGGACGCCTATAAGGCTGCTGCTTTGGAAGCGTCCATTGCCCCCAATCATCTCCGTAAGATTAAGGAGAAATGGGAGACCGATCTGCTTAAGGCTGCTAATGACGGCCAGACAGTAGATGAGCCCAACACGTTTAACGGCTTCGCACATCGTATTGTTGCGGATAACGGAACGACTGTTGGTGTCTTCGGTATCGAAGAGTTTGTCTATATGCGACTGGCTTTTGACAAGGCAAACGTCCCCGAAATGGGCCGTATTGCTATTGTTGATCCGGTGTCCGAAGCTGCCATCAATAAGCTTGCTGGCGATCAGGGCTTCGTTAACAACCCGAAGTTTGAGGGTTTGATTACCTCGGCGTTTGCCAAGGATCATCACTTCCTTCGTAACATCATGGGTTGGGACATTTGGGTTAGCAATCGCCTGCATCGTATTGCTGCTGCGGAAACTATTGATGGCGGCCCCGGTGGTAATAACACGGCTGCTGCTGGCTTTATCTCCAACGTGTTTATGTGCGTTGCTGATGACCAGTGCAAGCCGCTGATGGGCGCAATGCGTCAAATGCCCAAGACTGACGGTGAGTACAATAAAGACTTCCAGCGTGACGAGTACGTTACTACGGCTCGTTGGGGTTTTGGTACTCAGCGTGTGGATACTCTTGGTATTGTCCTCTCTCATCCTACGTTGTATAAGTAATAGGAGGATAATATGGCTATTGAATATCCAAATCAGTCTCGCCAAGAGTATGGCCCGGTTGATTCCGTTACTGGGATCATGGGGTCTGTACGAGTTGCGGGAGTTAAGAAGCAGCTAGTTGTGCCGATTGTGTTTAACAATCTGCCCGATCCTGCTGCGGAAGTTGATGGTGATGCTGTGTATCAGTCCATTCCGGCTAATAGCCTGATTACGGCCTGCTACGGAGTTATTACCACAAACTTCAATTCAACTTCTGGTACTACCGTCATTGACGTTGGTACGGAGTTGGCAGACGGCACGGACGTTGATCTTGACGGCCTAATTAATGATTGGGGTGGCGCTGCGGATGGTAGTAATACAGGGTGGACTGTGGGCGCTGGTGCCTTAGTGGGCGCGGTTTCTCACGCTACTTTGGCTACCTATCTTAAGGTTACTCCCAGTGTTGACGACTTGACCGCTGGAGCGGGTAAGCTCATCATTGAGTATATTGAGGTCGGTGTGTAATGAATTGGGGGGTCGTAAGGCCCCCCTTTTCCTAGGGAATAAATATGGCAACTGAACACGTTGATATTCCAAATGCTGAGTGCCACGAGCCTAAGCATATAACAGACTCTATTACCGCAGATAGTGGGAAGGTAATAACTCCTTCTAGTTCTGTTGCTGGTACTAGTGTACTAAGAGAATTAAGTACCGTGGATGTGGGCTACGTCATAGCTCATACCATGATTGATATTAACATACCCTTTGTAGATTATATTGCTGTGCAAGGGGCTGTGACATTAGATAGTATTAGACTTACTACCTCTGGTAATACGTCTATTACTACGGACACTGTTGTGTCTGTTAAGCAGGGTATAGGAGGCTCTACGATTGGAACTCTTACTATTCCTGCTGGCTCAACTGCCGGAACATCTGTGTCCGCTGCCTTCTCCACAGCCTTTACTGATGGACAGATTTTGGAGCTTAATTCAGATGGCGGCGGAGCCAACGCGGTTAGAGGGCACTTCACAATTAGATTTAAGAGAACTGCGTAATGCAAAAATTAACTCTACTTGAGTTGGTGCAGCGTACTCTTAGCGCTATGGGAAGTGATGCTGTAACTAGTATTGACGACACTGCGGAATCCCTGCAAATTGTAGACCTAGTTAGGACTCTGTATGAAGAGTGGACTACTAGGGACGATTGGCCTTTTGAAAAGAAGCTTATTAAAATACAAGCATTATCAGACGTAACCAAGCCAAACTATCTAAAACTTCAGGACGATGTTGCTGAACTAGACAGATCAATGGAGATTAGGTATGAGATTACTGCTGATCCTGCTGATCCCAGAGAGTACAAGCAACTAGAATATAAATGTCCCGAAGAGTTTATTAGACTGACTCTTACCAAGGACACTACTGATACAACCAACATCCAAGAAGTGGAAGACTTCTCAGGAATTGATCTGTTCATTGAAAAGACTAAGAATCCAGAGTTTTGGACTTCTTTTGACGACAAGTATATTGTATTTGATTCTTATAATGAAGATTTAGATGCCACATTACAAGAGTCTAAAACTATGGCCTTTGCTATTGTTTATCCGGGCTGGACTACACAGAACACTTTCATTCCAGAAATGCCAGCTAAGATGTTTCCAGCTTTCTTAGCGGAAGTCAAGGCCAACGCGTTTCTCTATTTCAAAGACCAACTATCCCCCGGAGACGAGAAACGGGCTCTTAGGGGTATGTCTTTCTTACGCAGAAAAGCAGGAAGAACCAATAATGAGACCCCAAAGAATAAGTATGGCAGACGCTAAACAGCCGCCTACTGAGACAGATTCTCCAACAACTATAGTAGAAAAAGGAACATTAGGAACGGCAGTAGATTTTAGAGTAGTTCCTAGGCCCTATGGCACTTATGCAGTTGAGATGTCTGGTGGTACTATCCCTAGAGAGTTATCCGGCAAATACACCACGTTTGAACTAGCTAAACAAGCCATAGAGTTCTATTTCTCTAATGAGATACAGAACAAAAAGAAACTAGAAGCATTTATTGATCCTAAACTAAAAGAACAACTCAGGAAGAGAAAAGAAGAGAGAAATGCCGAGAGCAACAGCGGATAAGGCTTACGTCAATTTTATTGGCGGGCTAATAACCGAGGCTAATCCATTGGCGGTACCGGATGGTGCGGCTGTGGATTTGGATAATATTGATCTTCAAAATGATGGTTCTATTAGGCGCAGACTGGGAATTGATTTTGAAGATGGATATGTTGATAGAGATGTGGGAGACCAAGAGGATGTGAACTTTATTGGTATGTCTGTTCACAGATGGAAGGCCGTATCACAACTTGGAGAAAGAGATTTCACTGTTGTCCAGATGGGATCAAAACTTGATATATACGACACTACAGAAGAAATTCTTTCTGCCGACCTCCTAGACACCCTCGATATTAGCACCCATGCGGTCACTCCGTCTTCAGGCAAAAGGTCTGTCCTTCAATCTGCATATGGAAAAGGCCGCCTGTTTATGGTTGGAAGGGGAACAGACCCTTTCTATATTGAATACGATGCTGACTCAAACACATTTAGTACCACAGAAATTCTAATTCAAATGCGGGATTTTGATAGATTAGACGATGGTCTAGCTATTGAGGAGCGTCCAACTACTCTGTCTCCTGAGCATGAATATAATTTAAAGAATCAAGGCTGGTCACAAGCCAATTATACCACTTATAGAAATTCTCAAGGCAAGTATCCGTCAAATGCAGATGTCATGTCTGCGGGAAAAGATTCCAACGGAAATTTCTCTGCTGGTACTCTAAATCAGCAGTTTTTTGGTAATACCGCTGCCGCTAATGGGCATTTCATATTAGACGCGTTTTTAAGGAATAGAAATCTCTTATCAGGCGCTAACAATCTGCCTATAGAAATTGAGACTAACAGACCAGAATCAGTAACATTCTTTTCTGGAAGGGTATGGTATTCCGGTCTTGACTCTACTAAACTAAATGGACATATCTTTTTTAGCCAAGTTTTGGAAGACCTACAGCTTGGTAATGCTGGGAAATGCTATCAAGAACAAGACCCAACAGCGGAAGAATTTAATGAACTTCTAGATACTGATGGTGGAACCATTATTATTCCAGAAGCAGGAAAGATTCATGGCATTATAGCTTTTGGTGGAAGTGTTATAGTGTTTGGTGCTAACGGAGTTTGGCAAATTACTGGTACAGACTCAGGATTTACTGCGTCTTCTTACTCAGTGAATAAGATTTCTGAATTTGGAGCTAACAGTGTAGGTGGAATTATTTCGGCAGAATCATTAGTTTTGTATTGGTCTGAGGGTGGTATTTACGCTGTTGGTGCAGACCCTAATTCTGTAAATGCTCTTGTTTCAACTGATATAACTAGAGACACAATTAGGGGATTCTACCTTAATATACCTAGAACTGCGTTAGGCGCACTGTCCTCCTTTTATGACAGCACAGCTAAGAAAGTGTACTGGTTTTATAATGACAGCACTGGCTACCTTGGTATATTATTTAGACATAATGTTAACAAAGCTCTAATATTAGACTTGTCAACTCCCTCTCCGGCATTTGTAAAGTATTCCATGCCGTATGAGCAGGGAGTCATTCCGGGTGTGGCTGGGGCCGCATACCACAAGAACTCTATTAATACTCTTGTAACAGATAATGTAGTAGTTAATAGCGATCAGGTGGTAGTTAATGGAGATGAGGTTGTTGTTACTGAGATAGCATCGGTTGAGCGTATTGATTATGTCCATTGCTTAGTTGTGTATGTAGTTGGTGGTGACTATAAGTACACCTTTGCTCTTTTTAGAGATAGGAATTTTCAAGATTGGGCATCCTACGATGATCCTATTTTATATACTAGCTTTATTCAATCGGGATTTGAGAATCTTGGAGATTTGATGAGAAAGAAGATGGCAGTATTCTGCTATTCTTACTTTGAAAAGACAGAATCAGGATTTACAAGTATTAGCCCAATAGAATATCAAAAGCCAAGCGGCTGCTTGTTTCAATCCAGATGGGATTGGCACGGCACTGATACTGGGGGTAAATGGAGTGTGCCACAGAATGCGTATAGATTCACCAAGCCATACACGCCAGTTGATATTGACGATGTGTTTGATGATGGGAACACATTAGTACAAACTAGGCTTAAAGTTAGAGGTCATGGTAAATCTGTATCCTTTAGGTGGTCGTCCGTTCCTAATAAAGACTTTAGGTTGCTTGGATGGAGCGTGCCTTATACTGCTGGAGCAGCACTACAATAATGATAGAGTTTGCTGAAGAAACTATTGCAGGATGTTTAGACGAGCTAAAGGTACTAACTAATGCCCACTGGGATGAAGTAAGGTTTGATTATGGGGCTATGAGGGTTGACCCAGATTGGCCTAAATACATGCACCTTAATAGCTTGGGTATAATTCGACTTTATACTATTAGAGACTGGGGACAGCTAATTGGGTATGCCTCTTTTATTGTTGATGACCATCTGCATTTTAAAGGTAAGAAGTTTGCTGGAAACGACACAATATACATTTTACCAGAATATAGAAACAAATTTACTATACCAAGATTTATGAAGTATTTTGAGTCAAAACTAGCAAAGATTGGGGCAGATGTTATTCAAATAACAACTACCAAGACGAACAAACATGAACGATTTATGAAGCATAGCGGATATGATATGAATCAATTTATATCAACCAAAGCACTGAGGTAAGGTATGGGTGGCGCAATATCAGCATTAACAAGTATTGTTGGCGGGCTGCTTACTAGAAGCACGGATAGAAAAGCGGAAAGAAACGAGAAACGCGCTCGCGCTCTTGAACAGCAGGAGCAAAATGTCCGTAACCGTAGAGAGCAGATAAGGAACTTAGCTGAGGCTAGAGTCTTGCGAGCCCAAATACGAGGTAGCGCCGCTGCTGGCGGCGTGTCAGGCTCAGGGCCGTCTGGTGGAGCTGGTTCTGTTACTAGTCAATCTGCGGCTAATGTGGGCTTTATAAACCAGCTTATGGACATTCAGCGCAGGAGAGGCAACGCTATTAACACTGCCATTGTGCTTCGTAGACGAGCTGCTGAGATTAGATTCTATAATCAGGCTCTTGGTAATGTGGCTGGCGGTCTGGTGGATTTCTTCAGTCCGGGTGGTGGTGGCGGAGGAGGTGCCCCTGCTGGAGACCCCAGAGGAGGCCCATCCCCGACTAGTACTGGAATAGGAGGCAATGCTTTTAGCTTCCAAAGAGGAGGCTTTACGTCTACCGGATTCCGTAACTATAATATTGGAGCAACTAATAATCCATTTGGTAGGTCTTTGGGTGCGGGCTCACTATATCCGCAGTTGCGGAGATAATTAATGCCCGATTTCGCTCCACAGCAAAAAGAAGAACAAGTAGGAGGGGGGGAAGCTCTCCTAGCACAGGGCAGCATTCCTGATCCTGTAGAAAGTGAGGAGGCTCTGCTGGCTGGTTCAGAAAGTATTCTGGACAGCGATACTGGTGACTCCATTCAATTCTATGACTTTAATAGTGGACTGGGACTACCAGAAGTATCTGCTGGAAGCCTTGCTTCCAAACTCTCCTATTTAAAGGGGGAAGCCCAAACTTCTAATTACGATCTTATGAAGGACTCCCTATTGAATAATGGGGAAAGTCCTGATGTTGACGCTTTCCGTGATGAAATCTATGATGTTCGAGCCCAAGCAGATGCCCAAGACATAGAGGAAATTGTAGCTTCTACTGCATTAACTCCTGATGAAAAACTCAGGAACCTTAGCCTCATTGACGAAGATGTGGCCTCTAGGCAAGATATACCCATTCATGATTATGTTAAATACAAGATTGCTGCCTCTGCTGAAGTAGATAATGCCTTAGCAGGGCAAAGCCAGATTGGTCTTATTCAGGCTGCCCAAAGAGAGATGGTAGCCAATGATATAGTCAATAGAGAAATAACCTCTGCTGCTGCCAAATTAGACCCCTCCTTAATGGTGGCTGCTGGTGGTTTTGCTGCTCAGGCTGTGCCCGGCTGGTCTTGGGAGCTTAAGGATGCTCTAGCCTCTGCTGATCCTGAATTAGATCAGTTCTATTACAATCTACTTCCGGGGGAACTATTCAATGCATTCTCCAAGAGATATGCTACAGCTAATCCAGAAGTAAGAGTACGGATGGTCAAGGCAGTGATTAATGCTGCCCAAAAGAAGGGGCTATGGCTGGATACGGATGTTGGTATGGCTGACATCTTGCAGGCTCTAGAGGCAGCTATTGACCCCGGTGCTGCCAATATGGGTCTTTTGCGTACTCTCTATAATATTGTTGGGATAGCAGATGCAACAATTATAGGTGCCCCAATTGGTAAGTTAATGATGAAGTCCCTAGGCCGCCCAATGATGCGTGTGACTAAGGGCTCAACTCAAGACTTGCTTAATAGGTACGCCCCCAAGGACGGACAGAATTCTGCTGTATCTATATTGGAAGATACTACTGGCAAGACAGCGGAAGCAATGGGAACCACTAAAGAGGCTGTTGCCTCAGAACAATTCTTTATTGGTTCTGCAAGAGAGCCCGTCACAGGTGCTCCTGATGCTGTAAATCCGGTAGCCAAGAAGCTTGCTGAAGAGGTTTTAAACATCTCTAAATTTGGCAAGACAGATTTTCTATTACAGGAAGCCGAAAAGGTGGCTGCTGAAGTATCGGCTATCCGGGTAGCTGAAGAGGCTGCCAAGACAGGTGGGGTTCATGTTATTAATGGCTCCTCTGTAACTAGGCACCTAGATAAGTTTGTAGTAAACAATATGGTTAGGATGGATGAGACTAGGGGCTGGCCTTCTGCTGAATCCGTTAAGGCTGCTATGGGGAACTTTAGAGAAATTCTTGATGGTGCTAGCTTCACTATTCTTAGAAAGAACATCAATGGAGAGTATGAGCCAATTGCTAAAACTGGCACTATTCCAGCTCCAGAGCAAGAACTAAATCAATACGTAGACTCTATTTGGCCGGGGGCTGTAAATGCGCCTGCTTATCTAGATGATTACGCCGCCCAGATTCATTACTCTGTTCCTTGGAATCCAAAGATTCATGGACAGATTCTTGAGCCTCGCCCGGTACGTTCCTTGCCGGGCAGATGGGCCAAGCTAGCTAACGTAACTTCCCAGTTTGGGAAATTCATGAATATCACATATGGCGTTGCTGCTGCCAGATCGGGACGCTTTGCTGAGCATATTTCTAGGCTTAGTGATCCTTATAGAAAACTAAATGCAGAGCAGAAGGAGGTTGTTAACAGAGTCTTAGCAATGGAAGACGACTCTGGTGTAGAGTTTACTCTGGCTGAAGCCAAGATTCATTTGAATAATGATCCTGCTGCTATAGCTGCCTATAACGGTATGCGTGCTACCAATCTTGTAGATTACGAAGTTAAGAATCGTGCTCATAGACTTGACTTGGCTGCTAGAGGCTATCGTAGATTGGTATCCCCCTTATATGACACTCCTGTCAAGGCATTGTCTTCTGAACGAGCGGGCGCAATTAAGTTTGCTCTGGACTCAGAGACAGGAGAAAGAGTAGCACTAACTCCGGCTATAGTAGAAGACGAACTTAAGAAGGGTGCTACTTTTAATGAGTTCTTGTATCCTCAAAGAATTGGAGCTGGAGAAGAGGCGTCTTACGTCATTGTAGGGGCTGGCGGAGACTCCAAAGTTGCAGAGCTGCCGGATTATGTTTTACGGTATCTGCCCGGACATATTAACAAGAGGTATGAGGCCACTCATGTAATTGAGCAGGTATATGAAAGAGTTCTTGATGGCGTTAAGCATGCTCCCGGCAGCGCGCTAGAGGGACGTAAAGTTCTTAAGATGGCTGTTGGTAGCAAACAAGCAGGTTCATATCTAGCCGAGCTGTCAGCAAAGTTTCCTGATAAAACCTTCAGGTCTCGTCCAATGAGGGAGCTACAGGAACGTGGATTTGACACAAGAACTGGTGATGAATACTACGTCGCTAATAATCAGATGTGGTTCTCAAAGGGAAGAGGAAACGAGATTGAGTTCATCTCTGGTGACCGCTTTCTAACCCCTATTGACGAGGCCCTTGTTCATGTAAGAAACTCCGCTGCTAAGATGGCGTTTCTAAAGCCAGCCATTGACGCAGACGTTGCACGATACGATATTAAATTTGCGGACTTGTTTGGAAGATTTACACCATATCAGCCACCCGTTAAGCGGTCTAATCTGTCTAAAGAAATAACTGATGGAAAGATTATAGACTATGATGCATTGTACGATGATGCTGTAGCATATTGGGATAGAATCACCCTTAACATGGGTATGGATCGTACATGGACAGCACAGACCCAAACCCAAATGATGATTTGGTTGGGAGACCAAATTATAGGTAATGGCCGCAGTGCCTTTAGATCAGATGTTGGTCTTTCATTAATCAGACAAAGAAATAGAGGCATCACAGGCAGCTTGTCTGCCTTTGCCTTTATCAAAGGAATCGCCCTGTCCCCTGCTAGACAGCTATTTTTACAGGCCCAGACTACAAGTGTGTATGCTGGAGTGGAGCATGGAATGAAGTATGCTGCCTCTCCTAGATCGTGGAAAGAGTTCGAGGCAATTATGGAAGGGCTGGCCCTTAAGAGAGGCGGAAGCTCAGAACTCTGGGCAAAACGCAGAGCAGCACTAGCCAAATCATTAGACACAACCGAAAACGATATTGATGATCTAGTGGACGCAGCCTCTAATAATGTGGCTGTAGTGAATTCTCATAGCTTTGTAGACGGAGTTACTACTGAGGTCCGCTCTCAGGTTGGTCAGTCAAAGGCTTTTCGAGCAGGAGAGACAATGGCTAACTCAGTACTACTGCTGGCTCATTATGGCAGACTGTACGGCTTCTCTCTTGGAGAGACAGTTAACAAAGTTTCTGCGTTCTTGGTTACAAAGAATAAATATGAAGTAAATAATCCTAATATCAAGTGGCAGAAATTTGAAGATGACATTATTGGTGAAACTGAGATGCGTACCGGCATGATGAATGATGCTGGACGTACTTATATGCAAACAGGCATATGGCGTACACTCTTTCAGTTCTCAAACTATAATAGTAGAGCCCTTCAGCAGCTAATTCCAGATGCTCCTATTGTAGGAGCTCTGTCAGACAAGACTTGGAGTAACTCGGAGCGCAAGCGCCTTGTGGCTACCCAATTTGCCATTTATGGCATTGCTGGTTATGGTCTTACTGAGTTCTACGATGAGGCCCTAGCAAAGCTAGGAATTGATAAAGATGATGATGCCTTGGCTCGTCCTGTGGTTGAAGAGGGACTGGCAGGAATGGCTCTGGACTTTATGTTCAGGACTGTGGATGCCACTGGGGAACAAACCAATCTTGACTTTTCCTCCTCCTTTGCCCCGTTCTCGGGCGCTCTGCCGCTCTCCAAGGGAGGCAGAACTAGCCCCTACCTAGGGTTTGCCAATAGCTTATTTCAGGCTGTGGGGCTTATGGAGCCGGATACATCGAATTTTATTAAGGATGCTCCCGGTATGCAACTTGTCACAAGAGCATACGAATGGGGGGAATTTGCCTTTACACTAGCTGGAGCTGTGGATACTCCTGATCTAACTACACTGGACAAGTTCCGGGCCTTTGCGAACAGTGTTCTAGCTATATCTCCACAATATAACAACATCCTAACTGGTCGAATGGCCCTTAAAGAGGGGCAAGTTAGGGATAGATTTGGCAGACCAATAGCAGATGTTACCAAAGGGGAGTCTTGGGCTAGGACGATTCTTGGAGTAGGCTCCCAGACAGAATCAGACTACTATGCCACCAGACAAGAGATACTTGACAAATATGGCTCTACTGCTCTTCCTTTGAGCGACAAAGATTTGAGGGAAACAGCAGGCAAGCTTCACAAGAATCTTATGAAGATTACAAGACTTGCTGAGAAGAAAGAAATGTCTCAGGAAGTATATAAGCAGCAAGTACTTAAGCATTTTGAGTACCTAAAAGCTACTATGAATGTTGACGAATATAATGCTATGATTGGCTACTTTACAGATGCTAAGTTTAGAGACTTAACTGAGACTGGTGAGTCTAAATTGAATAACATGATAATCAAAGTTCTAAAGGCAGACCATGACCCATACTCTTCCTTTACCACTAGGATTATGAATCTAAAGAATTTAAAGGACAAAGAGAAAATCAAGTTCATTATTGACTCAATGCGTGCTGAAAGAGATGAAGCATTAAGGTCAAGAGAAGGCGGAAACTAATATGGCTGAATTTACTAGGCAAGTAAGTGATGTAACTTTCTTTTCAGGAGGTAGCTCCTCTGGGGGCAGTGCCAGTGTATCTGGCAGTGATGCTGCTATAGCAGAGGGAATCTCTGGTCTTGGGGACGCTCTTAGGGAGCTAGGAGTTAAAAGAGCCCAAAAGAAAGAAGATGAATTCTTGGGCCATGCCTTTGAAGATTTCTATGATGCCCTTACTGGCACAGATCAGCCTGATCCTGTAATTACTGAGGCTGAACAAAGAGCCAATTCTATCCAAAATACCATCTCTCAGACTGGAGACTACACTACTGGCAGACTTAATGCCCTAGTGGAATTCAGAAAGTATGTTGCTTCTAACCCGGAAAAAGCTAAGAAGTTGTCGGACATCTTTTCTATTGCTACTGGTGCTAATCCGGGGGAGCTTTATAGACAAGTACAGAATGACGAGCAAAGAGAAGCAGAACAACTAGAAAGCTACTGGTCTGGTTTTCCAGATTATAATCCAGAATGGAGTAATCAGCAAAAGTCGTCCAACGCTGCTAAATGGACTGCTGCCTATTCTACTTATGAGGCTGATCTAGGGGATTATCTATTGAAGAGGGAGGACAAGAGAACTCCTTCTGAGGATAAACGGGCTGCCTTTGAGAAGCTTATTTCCTCAGCAACTCCTCTTGCACTATCAGATCATCATGCTAGGCTAGCTACAGCTATGGATGGCTATACAAGAGACGAAGACCCAGAAGTAACTAGACAACGCTTTAGTGAATTAGAGTCTATTGAGATGTCCAATAATGCCCAACTCAATAGTATGGCCCTTAAGTCAGATGTGGCACAATCTCGTATAACCGAGATTAGAAGTGATCTTAATGTTCTAGTTGATGAAGCAAGAAAAACATTAACCGGAGAGAAAGAATTTGAGTGGTTCCAGAATCAGAATAAACTTACTGATGAACTGGCTAAAAATTCTTTAGACAGACAGAACCCAGAGCTTCCTAGAGTTCGTGCTCTGGTGTCTGCTATGGGTGGAGCAGAAGTTCTTAATGGTCTTGATGCCCTTCAGAAATCAGAATTTATAGCCTATGTTAACAGGTCTATACCTTCTATGAAGAATATTATAGAGGGAAAAAAGCCAAACAGCAATCCTGTGGATGCTGCTGTCCAAGACTCAAGAGGGGACAAAAAGGTACTTCATAATAAGCTTAATCCTGTACTGTCATACATGAATGGGGTGTTTAAGAGTCCTGATAAGATTGAGAATCCAGAAGAGCTGTCTACAATGTTATCTCAGTTTGATGATGGAGTAGCTAATAACTATGACCAGATTCCTAATGATACCAAGAGAGCTGTTATAGGATTCTACTCTAATCCTAGATTCTTGCTGGCGCCTAAAGAGGTTGTGGAAAGCTCAGGTGCGAATACCATCTTTGAGAGATATAAGACTGATCTGGTTAAGGACTTGACTAGAAAGCATACCTCTAAAATTGGTCTGCTGAGTGCTGTTGGAATTGGTGATAGGCTAGACAGGTATGTAGGCTTTAAGGTCAATGCTTCTGGCACTGGAATAGAGGCATTCATAAAGGAACTGCCAGCCTCGGGCAACCAAGTTAGTGACATCAAATTTGATAGAGTCAGAGCCAGTATTAATGAGATTAATAGAGAGCATGTTCCAGAGTTTAATAGGCTAATAAGAGCCTTTGCTCATAGGGTGCAAAAGAATAGTGACTACAAGTTGGCTGCACAGAATCTATTAACATCAGGGGGCTTTGCTGGTCAGGTGGCTGGTGCTGCTCCTTCTAATCCTATTAAAGAGCAGCTAATGGCTGACCCAAGAATTCAGCAGGCCATAGCTTCTGGAGAACTGACTGAGCAAGAGATTGATGAGGAGTTAGCTGGTGCCACAGCCGCAAACTAAGAAGACCAGATTCTCAAGACAGCTCCTTAAAGACATTATACAGGAGCATACAAGTCCTTCCTTCTCTGACGTTCCAGTAGGTCAAGGTGTTGAGGGAACTACTCCCGCTAGCGGGAGTATAGGCTACACATATGAAGATGTTAAGAATAGAATCTATTCCAAGCTAGAGAACAAAGCCATAGCAGCGGAAGCTGCTGGTATGACTGTGGGAGTTGGTGGCGACAAAGTAGAGCAGTCTCCTACTGGAGTAACTAAGTTCGACCCTCATTTTGAGGAGGCGGAGCAGAAATATGGCTTACCTACGGGACTTCTTAAGAGCATGGCTAGAGAGGAATCAAGATTTAATCCAGAGGCAGTGTCGGAAGTAGGAGCCATCGGGCTTATGCAGTTTATGCCAGCTACAGCTAAGGCATTTGATATTGACCCCAAAGACCCTTTGCAATCAATTGATGCTGCTGGTAGATATATACAGAACTCTCTTAGAGAGTTTGATGGTGACGTAGCCCTAGCAGTTGCTAGCTATCACGCAGGAGTAAAGGGGGTCCAAGGTTACGTTGCTGGCAAAGCCGGTACGGGAGTTGGTCCTAGAACAAAAAACTATGTCAGGAATATTCTTGGAGAAGACTTAAAAGAACAGAATGAATATGAAGGCAGAATTGCTGAGAAAGTAGATAAGCCGCCCAAATCAATGCGTATGGAACCTCTAAAACTTGATCCCGGTATATATGAAGACCCAGAATCAGGCGATGTGTTTTCTGTTGGGGAGAGTGGAGAATTTGAGATTCTAGATATTGCTGCTAAAATGTGGCAGACTGTTGAGCCTTCTCATAAACAAAGAAAAGATGATTATATACCAAGGGCATCAGCCAAGAGGTATGAGCCATTCTTGCATGACTATACTGGAAAGCAAGAGAAGCCCGAGCCCATCCCTAATGTCAGAACTGGCCCTAATGCCGCAAAGCACAGAAAGAAAGATCAAGACTTTGAATTGCCTTTTAGGAGAGGAGCTGGCAACGTATAATGGCCCTAGTTAAACTATCTGACTACTCAAGAAAGCGGCTAGAGAGGGCTGCTAAACTTACCGTGCCTCCTCCTGTTATAAGGACCGAGGTTATAGAATCTGTTAAGGAAGTGTCAGTACTTCCCAAGCTTCATATAAATGAAGACGGGGAACTTATTGCCAATTTTCATAACGGAACTAAAGCTAACCTAGGAAAGGTAGAGGGGGAGGATGGTAAAATTCCAGATCATCAAATCAAGAATGGAGAAGTAAGATTTGAGAAGCCTGATGGTACTTGGGGAGAATGGATTAGGTTCCCACATAAAACTGTGTATCAAGGTGGAGGGGGATTATCTGAGCAACGCATCATTCAACTTATTGAGGAATTTGGCATGGATTCAGGCGAACAAGAATGGCTCACAGCTAAGGCTACTGTAACTGCTTTGGGTGATACTACAGTACTTACTCCGGCCTCTGGCAAGAGAGTAGTGATACATAAGGTGTACGCTCTTAATGATCCAGCGGCAACTGATCCAGCCCTAATTATGGTTAAGCTTTTGAATGATGATGGTGTGACTGAGTGGATTAGAAATTATGGTATTTTGACAAGACAGAAAAGAACTGGTGCTGTAGATGCTCCAGTAGTTATTAATTTAGATGTGGCAGGAAGTGTTGCTGTTACAATATTCTATGAGGAAACTGACTAATGAGCAAAAGTAATACATTTGAGAACGGGCTCCTGCTCCTAGTATTTAATAATGATGATTTTACTGGGGTAGGCGATGCTGGTGGACTGTTGGGTAGTGCTACTGCTGGCAGTCTTTATATTTCATTACATACTAGCGATCCCGGCGAAGCTGGCGATCAGACTACTAATGAAATAGCTTATACAGGATATGCTAGACAGGGACTAGCCAGAACGTCTGGCAACTTTGCTGTGTCTGGTAATACCATGAGTCTTAATGTTAACGTAGACTTCCCAGAAATGACTGGGGGAGCTGGCGGCACTGTGACACATTGGGGAGTTGGCACAGATTCAAGTGGTGCTGGTAAGCTTTTGTATAGTGGTGAGGTTGATCCTGATATTCTTATCAGTGATGGAGTTACTCCTCGGGTTAAGGGTGTACCAACAGGAACGCCGTCTACTATTACGGAAGACTAATGGGTGTACTTACAGCAACACATGTATTCACTGCTGAATCTATAGAAGAATACAATGCTGCCGTAGCAAAGCTGGATTTATATGAGGCTAACCCTGAGAATCATCCACTGACTTCTAGGGTTGATGATCCTGATAATCTAACCATAACCTACTCAGCATCTCATGTACAAGAACCATAATGGGCCTGCAAACAGCAGCAGTACTATATCCAGTAAATAGTACTACTTTATACAGCGATACTGGTATTGATATACGGCTGCTGGATAGTGCTGAGGCTGGAGCTACTGATGTAACACAAACAGTCTTTGCTACTCACACGCAGGACAATCAGGGAAGAGTATTTGACCCCGGCTCTTCCAACAATACTAACAGATCAATACTGACATTGCAAGAGGAAGGATGGGCGCTCAGATTAACTGACGACATGACTCCTTCTGATGATACTAACTGTAATGCCTATTTACCTGCTGGAACATTAACTCTAAACTTAAGAGTTACTATAACTCAATCTGGCGGAACCTACTCAGGGGGCAGCTACGCCCCCAACTGGGCTGTAGCTTTGTGGAGATACAATCCTTCTTCACACACCTCCACAGGCATTCTATTAGGAACCAGTAATACTACTAGTTGGACTTTGGGAATTGGTAATGATCTAGGAACATACAAGATTGTATCCATCTCTGCTCCTCTTGCTTCGCCAGTGGAGTTCCAGCCCGGAGAGATTTTGCTAATGGAGGTTGGGGTAGGCATGTCTACTATTCCAAATCCTACATTGGGAACTGCTACCTTTACTTATATCTATTCTGTTGACGACCCCAACTCAAACATAACATGGGCATCTGGGCAGTCCATTCACCAAGTTTGTTATATAGGGGCCACTAGTTCAGGCTCAGGAGCATCTTCTGGGGTTATAGGAACAATATTAGGGACTACAGGAGACTCTGATGGAGTAGGGGCCAGCCAAGGAGTTTTAGGCGCTACTGCTGGTATGGTTGGTGATGCAGCCGGTACTAGTACTGCAAGCGGGGAATTGTCAGCAATAGCTGCCTTTGCTGGAGTAAGCTCAGGAGAGGCTGTTGTAGATGGTGTATTTGGGGCCTTTGGGAGCTTCTCTGGGCAGTCTTCTGGACTAGCCACTCTAGAGGGTATCCTAGGGGCCTTTGCAGGCTTACAGGGCCTCTCAGAGGGCTCCAGCGAGGCTGCCGGAGTGCTTGGTGGGGATGCAGGCATGGTGGGTACCTCAGCAGGTACCTCAGAGGCAAATGGAGCTGTATCCTCAGTTTCGGGAACAGTAGGAGTAGCATCAGGAGATAGTGATGCAGATGCCCTAATGTCAATAATTCTAGGAACAGTTGGAACTGTTGATATAGGTGCTGGAGGTAGTGGAGATACTATCATACGACCTGTATTCCTATTTGACGATTAAAGAAAAGGGGCCTTTCGGCCCCTTCTCATAAGTAGCTGTAACGGGCTACTCCCGGCAACAGACCTAAGTGACTAGGGCCTCTAAACTACTTCGCATGCTCCAGAAACACAACTCAATTCTTGAAGTCCAGTAGTAGAATCCTCTGCTTCTTTGAACGCAGAGAAGTCCACTTCTGGCATACTCTTCAAAAGCTCAGTGTACTGCTCTTTAGAGCACTCTTGATATGGTGCTTGTTTATATACATGCTCTGTGTGTGGCAAGAAGGATACCCCACTGCACACATCAAAGTGCTTATACACCCATGCCCCCACATCAAGCCATTCGTTCTCCCTTACTGTAATAGTAACACTGGGCTTATGCTCACACCAGTAATCTTGATATATCTTCCATAACTCTAGTTGGGCTACGGCTCCCATGTCATCTCTAAATACTGCTGTTTTAGGAGCACTTATAGGAAAAGAGAAAACATAGTTGTGCTCTGGCTTGACTAGATCGTCTTCTACTGGGAATCTTTTTTCAACCATCCACTGTGCCAACGGGTCTTTCTTGTCAGCACGAACAGTGCGGATGTAATAATGAGAGTGCCTACTATGGATACCGCTAGCGCTATCAACCAACTGGCTAACAGTGCCACTAGGCTTAACGCAAGTAATAGCAGTGCTTTGGTTGATTCCCAGAATCTTAGCCCACTTCTTATTAGTCTCGATTGCTTCATTCTTAAGCTCATTCAAAAAGTGTGGTAAATTAGTTCTTCCATCCCTATTAGACGTAATCTTGTTATCCATTATACCTGTGAGAGAAACTCCTAGGAGTCTTTCTTCTTCAGTGTTATGCTGCCATGCTTTACTGAGATAACGGAAATCTGTGAGTGTGCTTTGCAGTGTTCCAAGAATTGTTGCCAGTCGCACTTTTCGTCTAAGGGATTCCAGTGTATCGTCACTTCTGACCACGACTTCGGACAAGTTGCAAAACTGCTTGCTCCTAAGAATAATCTCACTACAGGGATTAGTTCCAAAAGCATAGTCCGAGTCCCTTCTTCCGTTTCTTTCCGATTGGCTAACAGCCGCAGGGCGGACAAATATACCTCGCTCGCCTGTTTTCGATTCATATAAGCTAGTCCATTCCTTTAGGAAGATACCTATGTCAGGCTTCTCTGTATAGCAAACACTATTATTAGCAAGAGCACGCTGAGGATTATTTTCCCAGAAGGCCCCGGATTTGGCTGTCCGCATTCGCTCGTCAGTAAGATTGGATAGGCTAAGTAGAGCTGATCTACGAACTCCTCCCACAACGACAACATCTGCAATTTTACATACAAGGTCATGGCATTCTAGACTGGTGAGTCGCCGTCCCGCTGCCCCTTGGAAAACCTCAACTGTAAATCTAAACAAGTCATCCAAAGGCTGTGGGCCTGAAGCACGGCCCCCAAAAGTCTTGAGTCGTGCTCCGGCAGGTCTGAGTCTAGATAAATCCCATTTTGGAATCTTTCCAGAATAACAGAGACTAATGAGTTCCCTGTAAGAAGAAGCCCATCCAATTTTTGAATCTGGTACGACAATGGTTGTGTCTGTCTGATGGAATGTTTCAGCGATTGTTGGGAGATAGTTAATGAATTGTCGTTCGACACTGAATCCTACTCCTGTTCCACATAGTAATACATACATAATCTCATCAAATACTCTTTGATCTTCTACTGCTACAAAAGAACAGTTATAGCCAGCTACGTTGTCTCTATCTAGTGCTGGCCCTGCTGTCATTAAGCAACGCATAGAAGGCATAATTTCTAAATTTATAATAGCTTCTTTGCATTCATGCAGAGCCTTATCAAGAGGCCCACCATCATCATACTTCTCCCCAAAGAAGCTAATATACCTATCTACTGTCTCTTCCCAAGTCTCCCTTCTTCCAAGATCATCCCTGAATCGGGCATACCTTGACAGGTGGATGTACCTCTGATAATTATCCATCTATCTCCTTTATTTTTTCTTTTTAAGTTCTTTCTCAATATACTCAAGAGCTGATTGAAGCTTTTTAAGCTTTCTAAGATAATACTTCTGATCTTTCTTATTTACTCCGAAAGACAACTTCACATTTCTATCGCAGTCCGCTATCTTAAGAGTAATGTCTGTGCTTCCTCTTACATTATACACTGCTACATAACTGTCAGCACCGTCTGCTGGCTCAAGAAATGTCCTTAGTGTGTTCATCTTCAAGTCCCTCCAGCTCTTTAAGAACCTCTTCCTTTAGCTTCTGTCTGGTTAATTTAGGCTTATGAGGGCCTCCTTTCCTAAGCCATCTAGTATCATCCTTACTCTGGTGTCTGGGTTTGTCCTTGTGTGTGTCGCTCATCTTTAAACATCCGTAGATATGGGAATAGAGTCTTTAGAGGATTCTTATCGAAATCCTTTCTCCACCTAATTTTCTTTACATCCAACTAAGATCAATTCCTCAATTGGTTTGTCGGCAACGATTGCCAACGCGTCGTGATATGAAAGTCTTTTCACTTCACTTCGTTAGCCGATCTTCGGAAGCCTAAGTTTCACATTTCCCAGATGCATCGCGTTTCGATGGTATAAATCCTTTGCATCTGCGCCTTGCTTTAAAGCATGTGCGTCGGCATTTCGTTGGGCATTCTCTTCGGCGAGTCGCTTACGTGAACTCATGAGTCCGACTGTTGGGCGATCCGCAACAAATGCGATGCGTAAACTATTGATAGGCCCAGAGGTATGTTTTTCATATTCCTGTAGTCTCTTAACATTATCCAAAAGAATTTTGATTAAAAAATCATTAGAGCTTTTCAACTAAGCAATCTCCTGCAAGGTTAATAGTACCCTCTTTGGACCTAAGAACAACTCCTGCGGGCTCTTGTTTTATTACAATCGCATCTGGAACTACTAGAGTCTCGCCATTGTACATCATGCAAGTTACTTTCCTCGACAGCTCCGTGCTAGGAGGGGGAGTACAGCCAGCAAAGATACTTAGACTTAGTAAAACAAATAGTAGCTTCTTCATTCTATCACCTCAAAATGCACTAAATCATTAAAGGTCTGATCGTTTAGATCATCGTCCATATCCCAATCCCCGCCCCATCGAATCTTGATGCCCAACTGAGAAGCAATCCCCAATACGATACCAGCAAAGTGATAATGTCGTTTGTAATCCTTCCAATTGATGGGATAAGCGACAACATCCACAGCCCTAGAAGGATTGGAATTATGACTCGACTGCCCTCCTTTGAGTTTCGAGAGGCCCTTTCTGTAGAGTTCGTCTTGCTCTTCATTGCTTCTGTGTCCATATAGAACTGTGCAATCGTGCTCTTTAATTACTAGATTAAAGAGTTCCTGTAGTCTCCTATCAGCAGTTGCTAGTTTACTCTTTGATGCTTGGCTAAATTTAGCCATGTAATTCAAACCCCTTAATTTTACGCCGCAGCACATACCACGCCTGCGTTTCTGGTGATCTAATTACTAAATATAAATCAGGATGGTAGTTCATCAACAGGTTAGGACTTTTATCTAATTGATAATCTAACACTCGGTCCACCAAATAATACTCTTGGCTCATAGATACTCCTTCAAAAGTCGTTCCATTGATATGAACTCTGGGTCATATTGCCCATCATGCACATCACGTTTATACACTATGCCTCTCCAGTGCTGGTTTCCTTGCGGGCCTTGGTAGATTTCGTCGTGTTGATAGAAAGCCCCCGCCATAAGACATTGCACGCGATAGCCATTAACGAGATTAGGAGAGATATAGTAATCGAGTATTTGCTTATGCCCCACGCTATA